TAGCAGCGCTTGTAGCGCTGGTTGCTGCAGAGGTCTGTGATGTTAAAGCACTAGATGCTGACGTAGAAGCCGATGATGCAGATGTAGCAGCAGCAGTAGCCGAAGAAGCAGCAGCGGTTTCACTTGATGCTGCAGCGGTTGCATACCCTGCAATTGAGGCAACAGATGCTGCAGCTGTGGTAGCACTATTGGCTGCACTGGTTGCACTTGTTGCTGCAGACGTTGCAGATGTTGCTGCCGAAGTTTGGCTAGTTAATGCAGATGAAGCACTAGTTGCTGCTGCTGTTGCAGACGCTGCTGCTGATGTAGCAGAAGTGGTTGCAGAAGTTTGAGATGTAAGAGCAGAGGATGCTGAAGTGGCAGCAGCTGTTGCTGACGCAGCAGCACTAGTTGCTGAAGTTGCTGCAGCAGTAGCTGAGCTTGCAGCTGATGTAGCAGATGTTTGAATAGTAGCCACTGAGTTAGCAGCGGATGTAGCTGACGTTGCAGCGGATGCAGCAGAGGTTGCTGCTGCAGTAGCGCTGGTTGCTGCCGATGCTGCGGATGTCGCAGCAGCAGCAACTTGAGCGTCAGCAAAGTCTTTACGAACAGCATCGCTAGATGATGTTGGTGTAGCAAGGTTTGTAATCTTAAATCCACCAGCAGATAGGTTAGAACCTAAAGTTGCGGTGGAGTATGTGCCACCAGTAATTGTTGCGGTAGATGTAAACGTACCGCTGATTGTTGCACCAGCAATGGTTGGTGTATTAACTGTTGGTGATGTAAGAGTCTTAGAAGCCAGGGTCTGTGCTCCGCCAGTTCCTACAATATCTCCAGTTACTCCGTGTGCTGATGTGCCAGCCTCATGTGTACGAAAATCCGAAAAGTCTAAAGCAGAAACACCGTGTTCTACTGTTGCTCCAACTGAGTGTGACTTACCACTAGTTCCATCAACAGCGCGAGTTACCGTATATGCAGTACCAACAAGGGCGGTTACCGTTACGATTTCTTCGTTGGCGGTATCCTTTTCAAGAATAAGTGTAAATGGGTACTGCGATGGTAAACCAGTGGCAGCAGCCAGCGTCAAGCTTGTGCTTGTCGTGCTTGCATCAACCGCACTAGACAGTGTTGTCTTAGCTGCGGTAGAGCTATAATAACGTGAAATTGTTGGCATTGATTACCTCGTATACTGGATAGTGTTAAGGAATTTATCTTGTTGCTTGGCAATTTCCTCTTGCAAGCGAACAGTGTAAAGCTGAAATATATATTTTGCTGTGCTGGTAGAAGCGCCAGCTGCAACTGGTTGGTCCAAAACATCCGCAGATACCGTAGTTGCTGTGACTTTTCCAGGGTCTACTGTGGATAACAAACGATACATAGCACCAAGACGAACTACGTCTTCGCAAGATGCTGGAAGACCACTAACAGTTAACTCTTGGTTATCTGTAATTACTGTTGGAAACTTTGTATATTGCACATTGACTGTACGACCAGGCATTGGTGATTCTTTGAGAATCAAGGCTGTCTTGATAGATGCCGTGGTAGTGTCATAATAGTTTTTATCTATTCGATAGTTCTTAATAATCTGCCATACACCAGTTGAGTCTGGTAAGTCCCATGAGATACCAACAATATCTTGTACCGCATCTGGCAGTATGTATGAATAGTCAGAACCATCAAAAGTAAATGTATGGTATGAAACACAAGGGAAGGTCATTCCTTTTATGGTTTCAAGGATTGCTCTCTTTGCTTGAGTTCTTGGGAAGATTGGATTGTTTCTTACGACCGAGCCAGTAACATGGCTTGTTGCTGTTGTGCCACGCCAGCCACGTCCTATTGTATTACCTGAAACTCCAAGCACCTGGATACTACCGCTAGCAGCAATAACTTTCTTTAGATAAATAAGTTCATCATCTATTTCAACAATGCCTTTACTAAGCGCTGTTGAGTCATCGACCAACATGGTTAAATCTCCAGCAGTAGCTGCGCTAGTAATCACAGTTACGGATTCTTGGTTCTTGACATAAGAGTTTACTTCGCCAAGGGTTTGTTCAGTCAGTTGGTTTAATGTTGCCATTATGCCTTTGCTGCCCTTCCGATAAGGTCAGATGCCCTGACCGCGTTTTGAATGTCTTTCATTTTTGTTGTAGCAGGTTGTATTCCTTGCTTGCGAGCTTCACGATAAGCGCTTAATTCTTTATCGGTATTCTTTATATCAGCCATTACAGTTAGATTAGATATGCTGAGATTAGCTGCACGAAGGCAGTCACCCCAACTTTCATGGTTTTGGGTAGGGCATCCAGTTCTACACTTCGACAATGTATTCACCATATCCTGCAGCAGTTAACTCTGCTGCCTCTGAGTCAGTAATTGGGTTGTCATATCCACCACGAAGCACTTTGTCATAATCAGCCAAGCTGCTATCTTGTGGTGAAACTATGGTTGACCAAGTTCCGTTACTTTTGACAACTGTTTTTCCCCAGTTGTATGCAACAAACCATAAGTCGTATTGACGACCAAGTTTGATTTTCATGCTTGGACCACGGAATATTTTTGCCATTACCATTTAGCCTTATCTGCCCAGTATGCTGCTGACATAACGCCTTTAGCTATGTTCTTAGAATGACGAGCTTTGAATGATTGACGACGTTGGCGATAGGATTTTGTTTCTCCAGATTTCTTAGGAGAACCAGATACGCCTTGCTGACCAAACCTAATTGTCTTTACTTGTGTGCCAGATTTGGCTACGACAATATGAGATTTGGTTGGATGACTTGGAGTACGTTTAGGTTTATTAAAACCCGATACTCCTGCCCTCTTTAGTCTTGGGTCCATTCTTATTATACTCTCCGTACTTTCCTAGTACCGATTGAATACGTCCGTCTTTACGAACACGAACTATCATTCCGTTTTTAATCTGTATTGGGTTAAAGCCATGATGTGGCTTGTATCGACCCGATGACATTAGTAAGCTTTCTTGCTCATTTTCTTTATCATTGCCTTTTTAACCGTAGGCTTTACTACCATCTTCTTGCCAGTCTTCTTGGCTGCTTTCTTAGCCATAGCCATTCCGCTTGCAGTATAAGGGAACTTCTTTCCGTTTACATTTGGCATTGTTATTCTTCCTCTATCTCTTCTTGTATTGTTTCTATGTCTTTTTCTGTGTACTCTGGTGCTTCTAGTTCCCAGTCAGGAAGATGACGAATCATTAACTCCCATGCTTCACCTTCTGAAAAACCTGCCGAAGCAAATGAGTTGTATAACTCATGAGCCTGATGTGCGTACTGCTGGAGTGGTGTAAAAAAATCTAAGGATAATTCTTCAGCCTTTTTCTTTTTAGCCATGTTCCTCCTGTTGAGAAGAGGGGTGGTTGCCCACCCCTCTTACTTTGTAAACTACGCAGTTGCGATGCTTGACTTTGACTTAATGACGTAGCGAGCTTCTTTACGGTAGATGTTCCAACCGAGAAGACCCTTCCATCCAGCGGGACGGAAACGCATTAACTTGTCAGTTACAGGACCGATGACTGTCTTTGGCTCGTATGCAACAGCCTCAATAAGAGCCTGCTTTCCGAGTAGAACAGTTGCGTATACCTTTGATGTACCAGAACCTGAAACAGATTCAGCACGAGCAGTTTCAATATAACGAACCTGGTCGAACACACCAATTTCACCAGACCAAAGGTTGGCTACGCCAGCCTCTGTGTAGGTGTGAGGTAGTTGCCAAGATACGTTTCCAGAGGTTGCTGCTTCTGAACGAAGGTCATAAGAAACATCTGGGTGAATTAACGCTGTGTAGTAACCACCATCACGTGGTTGTACAGATGCACCGCGAAGCTTTGCAACACCCTTACGTGCGAGAGCAGAAGAGATGTATGGAGCGGTGGTGCTTGCTGAAACGTCTTCACCGTTGAGTGTTGACTCATCAGCAGCGGAGCTTCCTGTATAACGCATTGTTGCAAGAGATGTGAGCTTAGACCACACGAGTGAGTCTAGTGAGTCACGCAAGTTGAATGACAACATGTCTGCAACAGCTGGGTCGATTGCGGATAGGGACTCAAGAGCAAGACGCTCAGTTGTGATTACAGCATTGCCGTATTCATCAACTGTAACATTCACCTTATTGGTGTTGTTAAGTGTTACTGCATCTGGGTCTTGGGTTTGAGTTAGTGCTGTGGTAGCACGAGATAGGTCTGTGTAGACCTGGAATACGACAGTATTACCAGGGTTTGTTACATCGACAGGGCGCTTATCCGCAAACTTGCGGAACATTGGCTCTGAACGAAGGGCAAACTCGATATACTTATCATACGCCGTCTGAATCAAGTTCGACATCGTTGATGTCGTAGTTGACGTTGCGGGTGTTGTAGGCATAATTTCCTTCTAATTGAGGGTTATTGTGGACTATCAGCTTTTAAGAAAAGCGCTTAACTCCTCTGGCGAATTTGCGTTCGCTATACGAGAAGCTATGTCTTGACCCACGTATGGGTCCATTGCGCCATCATCAAAGCTTGACATTCGCTCATATACTTGAGCGTCGGGGGATTCTTCTATCCCCTCTTCAACGGCTTCAATACCAAATGCATCGCCGTATTCGTTTAACCATTGTGCGATAGCATCTTCATCTGCCTCGACATCATCTGGGATGAATTGTGAGATTTTACGATTGAGTCCGAAAGATTCTAGGATTTCTCCAACAGAAGCTTCATGACTTTGTGTTGTGTACTCTGCAAGAACTTCATCACGTTCCTTGAGTTGCTTGGAAAGTGAATCAACTTGCTTGCGAAGTTTCTTAACTAGGTCAGTTCCACTGCCATTGTCTTCATCTTCGAAGTCGTACTCTAGATATTGTTCTGCCATTGTTTTTTCTCCCTTATTAGTTGTGGAACCCTCATCGGGTTTTGCATCACACGTACTCCTCACTAGGGGAAGTGATTCGTAGAAGTGATGACTACCAGACTTATACACGTTACCTGGGCTGGACGGTCAGGAACGGAATCTATTAAACGTCAGGTGTCTTTAGACGAGAACCCAACGATGTTTTATCAATTGCTCCACGTTGCTGGAACTTAGCTCGTTCCTTAGAAGCAAGTTTCTTAGTCTTAATACCAACTGAAGCACCACCTGCAAGACCGAGTGACTCACGTGCTAAATCTTCTGAGCCAGCGGTTTCACCGTAAAGCTCCATCAATCGACGGTAATCACCTTGGTCACGGGCTGCGCCTTGGAAAGCTGCTTCGGCAGACTTTGCCTTACCAGCCTTGGTAATCTCTTCGGCAAATCCTCTAGAGATACCTGTATTAAATCCTGCACGGGTTGCATCTGCGCCGACTTCAGCAGATGTATACATTAACTTCGCATCTTCTGTTGCATACGTGAAGCGAGAGTCGATAGCTCTAAAAGCTTTATCCTTATCCAGTAGATAGGAAACTAAGTCACCAGTTGATAGACCGTAATAATCTTTAAGTGCTTTAACAATTTCTTGGTCTGCTGTTTGTAGTGCTTTCTGGGCAATGTTGACTCGTGAGGTAAGTTCGCCCACGCTTATTGCGTTAGAAATTAAATTAGTAAAGTCTTCTGCTTGGTCATAGAAACCAGTAGGTAATCCAGCCTCTTGTAGAATCTCCCTGTATCCATCTTCGGTAGCAACATACTCGGCTGGCGCTAATAGTCTGTCACCAGGTCTTGCCTTACCTTCGGCAATACGCTTTTTAATTGCTTCATTAGCAGCAAAGCGGGTCTTGTAAGCATCGCTATTGTAGATTGAATTCAACACTTGAGAGTCAGTAGGCATGATGTTATCTTCATAGACTGCGTCTATTACACCCATCAATGACTTGATAAAAGTATCGCCGAGTCCAGTATTTTCAAACATCTTCATTACTGAATCTTTAGCGCCAAAGTCTTTGTAGAATTCAATTAAGTTACCAAGAGAACCATCGGACATCTGTTGATATACCTCAACAACGCCACCAGTTTTACGAACCGTACGTGTGCCAGTAACTTTTGGCTTTCCAGCTTCGGCTGCAGCAGCAGCCTGCATGTCGGCTATTTGCTTAGTTAAAGCTGCAATCTGCTCAATAACTGCAGCGGTTGCTGCAGCGTCTGAAGTTGCTGTTGCTGTATTCATTGCCGTATTTGTTGCTGTTGCCGTATTTGTTGCTGTTGCAGTAGCGGTAACAGTAGCGGTAGCAGTAGTAGTAACGGTAGATGTAGCAGTAGTAGTAACGGTAG